GGCACCAGGGCCATTGAGGCTTTGTGTCACTCATCGAAAATCTGTAAGGCGGATGTTTGCCGTCCGCACACATACTTGCGAGTGCGGCAGAGGAACGGACAGATGATGGGATCTCCCATTTCATTTGTTGTCCTCTGCATTGCAGTTGCGAGTGCGGTGTTGATGGCAGTCCGCCGAACGGATCCGGCGAGTTGGAAGCGTGTTTTGGATGGATTGTCTTATCCATTGGAAGACAATGGCGACGACTCACTCACTTCCTATGGGTCTTGGGAGACCTATCAGGAGTGGATGAGGATCTCCACGGATCTCGGTCTCGCTTTGTCCCCCGGCAAGAATTACGTCTGCGAATGGCGTCTTGGTGAAACTGCTTATTGCTGTATCAATTCAAAATTCTTTTTGATTGATGGCAACGGGCAAGTATCCCAGGTACCAGTCGTAAGCGGAAGCTTGTTGAGGGGGTGGACGAAACTGAGCGCAGATCCGTGGACTCTTCGAAGTGCAGAAGAGGGGCTAGCCGCGCGATGCCGGTCGTTTGTTACTGGCTTTTCAGGAGAAGCCCATGACCGGCTCTTGTCATTATTCCTGAAGCGATGGAGTTGGGCATTGAAGGACACTCGGATATGCCCAGACGGTGTAGCCTGGCACGTGCCGGAATGCTATGGTGGACTTGGTCTACCACTTCCGCACACACGCCAGCTCGAATTAAGTAGACGTGGAAAGCACATTGCTCTGAATCTGTTAAAGCGCTATCGCGCTGACGCGGATTCTGCACAAGCAATGACGCCTTTCGCATGGAACACTTTGACGAAATTCTTCCACAAAGGCCTTGGGCCAATTGAAGCAGCTTGTTCGGCGAGAGCCGAATCAATCTGTTCAAAGACTCGAGTCTTTTGGAAATGCAGTCGAGAACCTCTGACTGCGGAAGATTTGTCAGTGTATGCCACTTGCCTGCCCGGAAATCTGGCTCGACCTCACCTAGGTGAGAGGAGAGACAGGTTCGGACTTTACCCTTTGCCTTCGGTTGACCCGCTCTTGGAGTGGGACCAGCCAGAAGGTTTTGGAGTGAAGTTCGAGGAGAAATTCTACCGGGCAGACCGTCTACGTCAGAAACTAATTCGAGACCTCGACCACAAGCACTTTGAATATCCGGACGATCTAAAAGATCGTTCGGACTTTGGAGTGCTGAAGTACCTGTGGGAGAGGGCTTTTTGGACACCGTTTGTGGAACACAAATGGGAACTGAAGAGTGACCTTGACACGATCTTTCAAGAACGTGTCTTTCCATCGCTTGTGCCCGAGGATGCATGGGATGTCGTGCTTCGATCAAGAAACGTGCAGTTTTGTGAGCTGCAGCGAAATGATCGCGACTGGGCAGAGTTTCGCTCTGCCCTCCCTTGCTTCCCCGGGTGAGGCCCACACCCAATGGTCGTCCGTTGAAAGTAAAACAGTCGTAACTGTTCACCATAGCGGGCGTGAAAATCCTATGATGGACTGCGGTTTTGGCCGCATCCTAGGACTTTCGTTTCTCACCACGTCGGAGTCAGCGTGGTCACAATGAGTGTAGACCGGGGGTCGTGGAGTTCCAGACCCCCCCCCTCGTTCCGATTACGCGTCGTGCAGGAGGCGATGGGAGGAGAAGATCCTCTTCACCTAATTCGATTGTTCCGAGGCAGAGATAATGATTCTGCCAATGCGGATGCGATGTATGGGTGATGAAGGTCAAGCACAGCTCCCAAAAGAGCTGCCCTTGTTCAACTTCACCATCCACCGCCAACCTAATTTCCTGCAGGCCCTACGTAATGTTCGTAGGCGAACCACTATGTTTAGTAGCTTACCTAGAACGGGGGGGGACCTAGATCCCCG